AACGGCTACCAATACGGCGGATCAACAGGAATAAAAGCAGGACCTTTATCTACCGTAGAACTTATGAAGTCAGGATTAAACTTGACCAATCCTACCCCTTCTAGCTTTATGGAATTTGATTCTGGTGATCTTGCTCCCTACACAGTTAACGGAATAAACATAGGAAATGTACAAAAAGCTTTAACCCTTGTAGAAACTAGGGGCTATCAAGATCGTAACGAAGGATACTTTTTTACACGATCAGATACAACTGGAAAAGAATCTTCTGCGTTTGGACCCCTTCAAATTACTAAAGACACACTTGAAGGTATGGTGGGGGATAACTTTGGTGAATTAAAATTAGCGTTTAAAACTGAGCCGGGCCTTAAAGAATATTACGATAAAATGATTGTAGAAGGCCGTAACGCAGTTAACGTAAGAAAGTATAAAGATATTTACGTAGGACCAGAAGGTTCAGCTAAACGCACCTATGCTTCTGAAAAAGAAAAGGCCAAGTATAAAGGTTTAGGATATGGCAACATACCTGTAGATGAACATAAAAAACATTATCCTACTCTTGCTGCCTTGTACATGCGATACAAAGCAGGAATGAGCAAATCTGAAAAAGATTTAGTAATTAAACATTTTGGCAATAAAAAATCTTTGAAAAAATACCAAGATGCTAAAAAGGAACTTGGTATTAAATAATTCGTCAGCTACCCGCCTAGCGGCCCTGACATAACCGGAGCGGCTACCCGTTGCCATACGGCCCCGCAAGTGAGGTAAACAATGGCTAAAAAAGTACGTGGGCATCGTGCCAACAAACCAAACGACTCTTTCGGAACAATCAACAGCGACACGCTATACAAAGGCAACTATCGACCTGATGTCTATGAAGACGAAGAAGATACCCCTGAAGTAGAAGCAAGCGAAGATACCGAACAACCTGAAGCAACAAGCTTTGTAGAAACAAAAGAAGAATCACCAAACCACGACTACAAAAAACGGTATGATGATTTGAAACGTCACTACGATGCAAAATTAGCGGAGTTTCAGGACGAAAAACGGCAACTAGAAGTAGCAACACGGGAGGCAAACGTCCCTATGCCAAAGACAGTTGAAGAGTTAGAGCAGTTCAAAGCAGAATATCCTGATGTGTATGGAGTGGTGGAAACAGTAGCAGCAATGCAAGCTACAGAACGCACCAGCAAGCTCCAAGAAGAATTAGACACTATTAAGGAACGTGAAAAAGAAACTGTGGTTCAAGCGGCATACCGCGAACTAACAGCTAATCACCCAGACTTCGATTCGATCAAATCGGATGAAAAGTTTTTAGCTTGGCTAGACGAACAGCCTGACACTATTTCAGATGGTATTTATAAAAACAATACCGATGCTCGTTTGGCCTCTAGAGTTATTGATCTGTACAAAGCAGATGCAGGTATCTCTAAAAAGAAGACAACTAAAGCGAATAACGACGCTGCAAGTTCTGTACGCGCTCCTAAAGCTAGGGACATTACATCAGAACAAGGTGGAGAAAAGCGCATTTGGAAGTCTTCGGAAATTCGATCTTTAAAACCGCACCAGTTTGAGAAGCTAGAAGCTGAACTCGACCTAGCACGGAACGAAGGCCGGATTGACATGAATAACTAGACTTAACCTCAAAACTATAATGGAAGGATTGAACAATGGCGTTCAGTACATCTTCTGGATATGGAAACTTACCATCCGGTAATTTTGCACCAGAAATCTTTAGCCAAAAAGTTCTCAAGTTTTTCCGTCGTGCTTCGGTTGTGGAAGATATTACTAACACCGACTACGCTGGCGAAATCGAAAACTTTGGCGACACAGTCAAAATCATTAAGGAGCCTACTGTATCAGTAGCCGCGTATCAACGTGGTTCTGTGGTAAATCCGCAAGACTTGGCTGACGATCAAATCTCTATGGTTGTTGACAATGCAAACGCTTTTGCGTTTAAAATTGACGACATCGAAGAGCGTCACTCGCACGTAAACTTTGAAGCACTTGCCACCTCTTCTGGTGCGTTTGCTCTAAAGCGTAAGTACGATGCTGCCGTTCTACAGCATATCTCTGATGCCGCTGGTATTGCAGCGTCTGCCGTTTCTGGTACGACTCTGACAACTACTGCTGCAGCAGGTACATTAGGAACAGCTAATGCTCCTATCAACGTTGAAACAAACGACAACGGCATCAACTTGATGCTGGCTATGGCTCGTTTGCTTGACGATGAGTCTGTGCCTGAAGAAAACCGTTGGTTTGTAGCACCTCCAATCTTCTACGAGAAGATGTTCCAAGCTGGCAACAAAATCGCCGAAGTCCAAGTGACTGGTGATGCTTCATCTCCGCTGCGTAATGGCCTTGCCATCAACGGTACCTTTGCTGGTTTCCGCTGTTACAAGTCTACTGCACTAAACAGCACAGGTGGAACTGACCAGTTAACACTGACTGATGGTTCTGCTACTCTTGCAACAGATGGCTCTGAGAACGTTGTTCTTGCTGGTCACATGTCTGCTGTAGCCACTGCTTCGCATATTGCTAAGACCGAAGTGGTTCGTTCAACTGAGTCATTCTCTGATGTCATTCGTGGACTTCACGTTTTTGGTCGCAAGGTATTGCGTCAAGAAGCTGTTGTTCGTGGCGTCGTTGACTTCGCGTAAGGGAGACATATAAATGGCTACTTTTGACCATACCATCACTGGTGGTGGAACTGTAGGACATCCCGCACATGCGATTCGTCCTTACATCATGCAGTCAAAAATCTTTGACGCTGCAGATGACAACCTTACAGCTAATGATGTCATCAAGGTGATTGACCTTCCAGACAACTCCATCGTTCTTGGTGGTTGCTTGGACGTTCTTGAAGCTGGTGGTTCTAGTGTGACTTTTGACGTTGGTATCAGCACCGACATTGATGCCTTCTGTGATGGTGTCGATGGTAACGCTGATGCTATCTACAACTTTCACCCTACAGCAGCAGGTATNAACACAGTAATTGCAACAGACGCTATCCAAGTTAAAATCTTGGGTGCAGACTCTGCTGTAGTTCGCTTCCGTGTTATTGCTTTGATTGCTGACATTGGTGATCCAACTGCACTGGTTCAGACTGCTTCAGTCCAGACTGGCGTATAATACTAATCAAGGGGGCAGGGCAACTTGCCCTCTTGACCTTTCTTTAAATCTGTGATATATATGCTCATCCCTTCCGGGGTAAACTATACAGGAGATGGCGATGAATTATATCACAAGTAACATTCCATATTTTAAGGCTTGGGTACGAAGAGAATACACAACCAATCACGATAGATACCACGGTGAGTTTATACATGCTATGGTAATCGGTGTAACTACCCTGCCTATGCGTACCCTATCATTTCAAGTTATGTTTACAGGGTACGAAGAAACTGAAGAAAATGTACACGGTGGGGCTATGTGGGCACGGATGCCCCTGACTGCCCTAGTGGGAGACACACCCCTAGATGAATGGCCCGAACCTATTCCTACTTATTTGGCACAGCCGTGGGACTGTCAGTCACATCACCACTCAGTATTTGTACTCAACAGGGCTACACCCTGCCCGTGGTACGCAAAGATAGACGGGGAGTTTTACCCCGCTAAGTATTACTTCACCGTAGACTACACAGACAGTGAGGTAGCAGACGACCCAGCACAACATAAACAGAGTCACGTACTCGAACTCTTAGATGCTGGTAAATGGACAGGCAACATTGTAGCCCTACCAAACAATCGTGTACGAGTAACAAACCCTGCTTGGTTTGTAACAGGCGAAGGTGCGCCGGACTTTACTCCTAGTCAGTGGGTCCATCACTCTAAACAAGACCCGAACTACGTCAGCGATACGGCACGGGTATTTGATAACCTTTATGCGGAGAGCGACAATGAAGAAGATGATGAAGAGTAAGGGCATGGCCCGTGGCGGCAAGATGAAGTCTAAGGGTATGGCTAAAGGCGGCAAGATGAAGTCTAAAGGCATGGCTCGTGGCGGCAGGATGAAGTCAAAAGGTACGGCTAAAGGCGGTGCTTCAAAGGGTATGACCCTTGCAACAATTCGGTCAGCAGCCAAAATGAAAGGCTATAAGCTGGTAAAGGCATAGTCATGGCAGGTCGTGGATTATACGCAAACATAGCAGCCAAGAAGCGTCGCATTAAATCCGGTAGCGGTGAAACAATGCGTAAGGCCGGAAGTAAAGGTGCGCCTAAAGCATCTAACTTCCGTCG